ATTATAGATAAATCCAATAACACTCTCTGAGGTATTTCCCATACGTCCTTATAACGATATCTTATATCTTCTGGGATATCCATTATATTCTGGACACTACCTTTATTTCCAATAATCTTATCAATCATATTATTATCCCACAGACCCAAATCCAACAATTCGTTAACTAAGTATTTGTTCACGATTAAGAACTCACCTTGTCCAACTCTTCTGGTGAATAAGTTTGATGTTACGGGTTCAAATGATTCAAAGGAACCTAGAAGAATGGCGCTTGAGGCTGTTGGCATTAATGCGAGGAGCAAGCTATTATACATCGGTATAGATTCACCTTCTGACTTTGGTGACCAACCTTCTATGTAAGTCTCACCTTTGGAGTAACGACTACCTTCCCAAGCTGGGTAACATTCGCCTTTCTCTTCAGCAATCGACATAGATTCAGTTAGAGCTGATTTGTACATAGTTTCAAATATATCAGTATTCCACGTTTTTGCCGAATCACTTTCATATGAAATCTTCTTCTTAGCAAAAAAGTCTGCCATACCTGCCACTCCAATTGCTATCGCTCTCTGATCCAACCCAGCCGCTTCGCTCCATTCATCAGACCACTTATTTTTATCGATTACTTGATTCAAGGCTTTAACCAAAACTTTAGTACTCTTGGCTATGGTATCTAAGTTATCATGTTCGCTAAGATTGATTGATGCCAATGTGCATTGAGCTGTTTTTCTAGGTTGGGAGACTTCCAATATTTCGCAACACAAATTACTCATTTTAATAACACCTATATTATCTTGCATGTTGCGTTTATTCGCATTATCTTTGAATAATACATACGGTTTACCACTTTCAACCTGCGCTTTGATAATAGAATCAAAAATTCTCTTAGCCGAAATTGGTTTCCCAAGACCTAATTCAACAGCCTTAGCATACTCGGCTTCAAATTCGCCTCCGTAGAGTTCATATAAAGGCCTTAGACCCGCTTTAACTATATCATTGGGGCAGAATGTATACCAATCTTCGTTAGCCTCCAATTTACGCATAAATAGGTCATTTATAACCACTGCGGTGAACAAGTCTCTAGTTCTTAATTGTTCATCGCCAACTGGTGATGTCAACTCAAGGAAATCAATGATATCTCTATGCCAAACAGATAAGTATAACGCACAGCTACCAGACCTAGACCCTTGTTTATAAAAACGCATTTTAGATTGAACCATGTCAGCAAATCTGACGACACCACCAGCATTACCGTTGAATGAGCCAACAAAACTTTCCTTACTTCTGATAGGGTCAATCAATAACCCTATACCTGCACCTTCTTTTGAAGCGTAAGCTATTTTGGTTAACGTTTCTTCGATACCTTCAATACTATCAGACTCCAAATGTGTTAGGTTACAGCTAATCATACCGCCTCTCTTATCGATACCAGCGTTGGTGTAAGTAGGTGTGGCAAAATTAATTCTCTTTGACAACAATTCTTCTAGGAGTTCTTGTTTATTGTTCTCGTTTTCACTCAGAAAACTGGCAACCCTTTCATACATACATGATGGTAATTCTAATGGGGCGTTTTTAACATCTCTTTTCGAGTATTTCGTTAAAAATGTTGTGGCCGCAAAGAAATCATATGTTAAATCCACTTGTTGTAATGGTTTACCGATAAGTTTTGATTGGCGGCTGAGTAGAATCCTACCACCTAACAAAGAATAGTCAGGGTGTTTGATTACTTTATCAGCTGCTTTGAATGCTATGATTTCATCAATTTCAGTCGTTGTAATATTATCACTTATCAAAGGGATCACTTCTTGAAATAGAAGGTCTGGGTTCACTTTAAGCCCCTTGGACTGCTCTTTAATCCTAGTAAGAATCTTATTAGGTGCAAACGCTTGTGTTGATTTATCTCTTTTTACTATTTTCATCTTTATTTATTTATAAAATTAAAATTCATCATCAAAAACACCTTCCATACTAGAAGGAATGTCAACCCTTGAATATTCGCCCACTCTTTGTTCAAAAAAGTTATTCTTAGCTGATAGTCCGATTCTAGCCATGAATTCAAATGGGTTTGATGCATTGAACTCTGGTTTGCAGCCAAAATCATTTAATACGATATCTGTTACGTACTGTACATACCTTATCATATCTTCTTTAGTCATACCTTGTAAACCGTCAGGCATGCTATCTTCGACAAAAGCCTTTTCGACATCACAACAGCTGAGTATAATATTTCTAAGTTCATCTTTTGATAACTTATATTCATCTTTAAGATAATTCTTATATAGGTTCAATGCAAACTCATAGTGAGTTGTTTCGTCTCTAAGAATCAGTTCGTTCATGGCTGCAAGGCCAGCCATCTTATTTCTACTTCTATACCAAAAAACTCCTGAGAATACACTTGCGAAAGAAATACCTTCCACACAAGCAAACGCTACTAAACGATGACCGAATGAAGGGTGACCTATCCAATTCTCAGCCCATGTAGCCTTTTTATTAACAGCTACATTGGTTTCCATTGAGTTGAATAACGCTTCACGTTCCTCAAGGTCTTTGATATAGGTTTCAATCAACAGTGAATATCCGTTAGCATGTACTTGTTCGATGAATGTTTGGTGACCATAGAAATATTGAGCTTCTAATATCTCAACCTCATTCAAGAAATTGGTTGCAAGGTTATCAATCACCAGTCCATCAGAAATTGCAAAGAATGCTAAGATATTTTTTAAATATGTTTTCTCATTCTCTTTAAGTTCATCGAATCTATCTTTACTCAAATCCACCTCTTCCGCAACCCAAGTCTGAGATTCAGCGTTCTTATATTTTTCCCAAAGGTCACCATGTGTAACAGGAAAAATTGAATATCTTTTTTTTATGTCATTACTTTTTAAATACATTTATTTTATTTTTTAAGGTTAATTATTAAATTTCATCATCACTATTAAGTCGTTGTCTTGCTTTACTAAGAACTTGATTTACATAATCCTGTTCGTGCTTAACATCCACTTGTTTCTTCTGCGTAAAGGTAAATGCCGAAGCGGTGTCAGCAATATCAATCTGTATCGTCTTATTATCAAATAGAACATCCATAAAGGTTATACCGTCTTTACCGAATCTAGACTTGAGTATCGCTACGTTAGCTCTACCACTTTCTTTCTGTTCTAATGATTTGGCTATAGACATTATGAAGTGACCTATTTGACCTTTCTTAATTGACCCACCGATTTGGTCAGATTCAACAATTTCAGATTTTATACTGCTGCGATTTCCTTGAACGCAGGTCCAGCCTGCGACATCTAGTTCATATAACATCGATTCAAATTCGCGCATAATGTTACCCTCAGCAACATTATTGTCATCGAATCGTTTTGATGGTTGTACGCAATCGATATAATCGAGTAGTACGATATCAGGTTTGATACCTTGAGAGATTTTCTTCTGTAGGTACTTTTTAATCTTAGGTATAGTCGTAGTATCGCTCTGAAACTTTTTAAGAATCAATGTACCACCGCTATCTTCCCTTCGTTTCACAACCTCTTTAACTTCATCGATATGGTTTTCGAGTTCATTCAGTTCAATACCAGTCCAACACGATATATGTTTACGTTTAATCACGTTGGGTTGGTCTTCAAAGAATATTTGAATAACCGTTTTACCTTCGTTAAAGGCTGTATTAGCAATTTTTGTAACTGCGGTGGTTTTACCCACCCCGAAAGCTGCCAAAATTATACCTAACTCACCCTTAGCTAACCCACCATTCATGTATTGGTCCAATAGATGGATACCTGTTGGGATAGGCTGTCTGAAATCTTTAGTTAAGACTGAATCTATATCATCAAAAACCGAGGTATCGTCCTCAGTACTCTGACCAACTTCCAACGCTTGGCGTATAATATCAGAAGCTTTATCGTAATCATCAACATGACCTCTGTCCAAAATTGTTTGGATTTCAGATATGGCTCTCGATAACTCTTGTTGTTTACAGAATTTTAACGAAAGGTCTTTGATGTAGTCTGGGTCGTTGGAATCAGATTCACTGATTTTGCTCAAAGTATCCAATTTTATCTCCAACGCGAACTTATTCGTTTCGCCCTTGAACTTCTCGTGGATTCTTATCTTAAGACTACCAACATCAGGTATAGAACCTAATGTCTCATATGAGTTCCTAATTTCAGCAGCGATGAAGCGTAAATTCTCAACCGTAAAATAACTCGGATTGAGTATTGTTACGATAGTCTCCGCGAACTTACGGTCAACTAATATCTGCTTTAATAATCGGTACTGAAATTCACTATCTAAATATCCAAAATCTTTTCCTGTCTCTGCTTTCATCTTATGTAAATATTATTGGGTAAGTATAAATATACATAAAATTACTTAAGTGCAAGGTTGTTTCTGATTGATTTTACAATTGTTGGAATAATATCTTTAATGTTTATTTCATATCTCACTTTTGTTGGAAAATAATTCCCACTGAACCGACTTTCTATAATGTCACGATTCTTGTATCTAAGTTTAAAACCGATAAAATCCTCGTTATCATAAATATTTCTGCGGTCAAAATCGGCTGGAGTCTGTTCAAAATAGGGGTTGAACGTTGACCAAAGATGTTCTTCAGTTTTACGTTTCAAGAATCTAGGGATGATACCCATACCCCCCATCGGCCCAACATTGATACCAGTGAGTTCGTCAATCATATCCTTAGTATAATCCAAGTATACCCGTTGTTCTTCGCTTGTAAAAGGTTTACTTGAGGTAAGAAATGCTAGAAAATCTTTATCATACCGATGAACGTCAAAATAACGTTTACAAATAATGTTTCCATTAATTGTTAGTAGGAATTCGAAATCTGATTCTTCAAAATGCGTTTTAGTCGTAGTATTTGCCATTGTAATTTTTGTTTAAGTTAATTGTTTCTATCTTTAAGTTTTTTGAATTGTAAAAAATAGTCGGACATGTAATACTCTCTGATTAACTCATCCAGACCATCTCTTTTTACCATCTGGTAGACTTCTCTGAAGTCAGAATCCTGTGGTATAGGTTCGGTTTTCATAGTTAAAAATCTCTCTTTCGCATCTTCTGTTATTTTAGGTTTACGTAAATTTACTAATTCATCATTGATTTCATATAACTTTTTCCCTTGTAACCCATCGGTAACACTATTTAATATATTGGTAAGACCTTTTAAAGGTTTTTTTCCTTCTACAATTCTAGTATCCGATAGTTTTTGGGCTTCGAGTATAATTTCATGTAAAGATACGCTTTTTTCTGTTAATGATGGGAAAAACTTCAATAAAGTTTTTTCCTTAACACCTTTGACACCTTTAATATCGTCAGAGTTATCGCCAATTATAGTTTTTAATAACGCAACATTGGTGTAGTGATGGCTAAATACAGTGTTATAGTTATCTGGATTTATATAAATCTTTTTATCACATAAGTATAGGCTTACATCTTTTGAAATAAGTTGACATAGGTCTCGGTCACTGGTACATATGGTGATATCCTCGTTATCTGCTTTGGTTAAACAATAGTATGCTATGAAATCATCAGCCTCAACCACTTCATCCTCCAATTGCTTTATTGATAAGTGGTAAAGATAACCTTTAACCATATATTGCTGCAACTTCTCGGACATGTCTTCGGGTTCTGTTCCATTAACATAATCCTTACCTCTGGACGATTTATAATCTTTATATATTTCGTATCTCAGCTTTCCGCTTAATTTACCATCCCAAAACACGTACACGTTATGATATATGTTCTCAGATATTAGTTTCTTGGTAACAGTTATAAACTGATATAATCCACCAATATGTTCACCGTCTTTAGTGTACGCATCGTGACTACCTAAATAACCCCTTTTGAATAGGGCGTTACCATCAATCAATAATGTACTCCTACGTTCAATCCTAACCCCATTTTTGGGTGGTAATTTTGGCATAATTGACTTATTAACGGTTATACATCAATTAATTTACGACATCTTCTTCCGAGAAGTCTGATACACTCTCTTTTTCAATCACGAAATCATCGTAGGTCGTGTTCAATTTACTAAGAATGAACTGACGATGTATCTTTTTATATTCTTCAATCTTATCAGGGTTCCAGTATCCGTGTGGTGTAGATGCGATAACGCCTTGTTCTTCAATACCGTTAACTTGATTCTTCTCACATCTTACTTTAGTTTCAATACCAAACTGATATGTATCACCGCCTGATGTAGCCTTAAGTTTAGTAGTTGAGTGGGTTAAGATACCTCCGAAATGGAAGATAAGTCTAGGTGAATAAAAGAATGCTTCACCACCTTTGTGTTTAATAACTTTATTCTCGTTATCCAACCAAATTTTCTGAACTACAACAAATGTATTGGTATATTTCTTACCTTCTCTTCTAGATGCTGGAATTCTATGATTATTTAGACTCTTAAATGCAGCCTCCATTGAACCAGCATTCCATTGGTTATTACTAGACTTAGCTGTAGCAGCTTTAAAACCATTTAATGAACCGATGGAGTCCCAGCAGAATACAAGTGATCTAGGTAGGTCACCTCTTTCTTGGTCATCCAACAACTCAGTTATAAAGTGTGAAATATCTTCAATCACAGGTTCAAACCTAAGAGCTTTATTAACATCTTTACCTGAATTATGGTCATAATTTCGGTATTTATTAAGTAGGTCATCACCATTTACAAAGATAAAATCACCTTCGTAGTCGATAACTTCACCAGTTTCCTCATCAACAATTTCATCAAATTTAACACCAATATTTTTAGCGTGTTCCCAACTCCAGTTACCTTCTGTTTCAATGATTACTGGTAAATCACCTATTTTCTGTGCGCCAGCTACAGCTTCATAAATAGCTGTGGACTTACCTGTGTTTGAATAACCTCTAAATGATGTTAGGTAACCTCTAGGAATACCTGGTATTTTAAGCGCTTCATGGAACGCTGATGATAGCGGAATCCATGATAATTCTTTTTCTTTAACTACTACGTCAAGATTATGTTGTTTTTTAAATGCGGCCAAATCAAATGATTTTCCTTCCCCAGCACCTGTGCTAGGTTTAACTCTTTTTGCCATTATTGTATAATTATTTTTTTATTTGTTATAAAAATGGGGTAGCGAGATACATTGACCCCACTACCCCATATAAGATTCGTCAATTAGAAAGGCAAATCATCATCATCAGCATCTGTTGTTTCGACACCGTTAATGGTAGTCTTTACCAACATTTCTGATTTAGCTGAAACCATTGTTAATTCCGAACCCAAATCATCTGAATCGGAGCTAGAGCTACCGCCAGAGTTATCGTCATTCAATTCTACCTTATCGACCCAACGATTTAGTTTTTTGTCGTAAGCAGGTTCACCGCCTTTAACAACGATTTCCAAATACTCATAAGGTTTAGTTGCATAAACATCTCTCCAAGTACGGGTGTCCGATGTCCAAGTATTCATCAGTTCAGCATTATCACTAAGAACTGATTCGCCTACTGGTGTGATATTCTGCACGATAGGGAAACCTTTAGAGTTTCTAGCAATAGTTAGAACCAAATCCATACCAATTTTAGGGTCTGACAAGTCTCGTTTCATTACTTTGAAAGCTGATACAATCTTATCAAACGTACCAGTCTTGTCATAGGATTCTTGAATCCTCCAAAATTTAACACTT